ATATTTCCTATTTTCCACATTATTAACTACTTCCACTTGTACTTGATGTGCTAAGAGTTGGAGATGCATCAACACCTGAATCTGATATTGCTTGTTCTACTTCAGCTCTCGCCATAATATTAAAATTTTCATCAAGTAAATGAGCTACAAATTTATGAGTACCAGGAGCAGGGTTTATTACATTAAAAGCTCTAGCTTGAGCATCTAAATTATTTAAATCTACTTCTTTATATAATGGGCTATTTTCAAATCCACTTAATCTTATTACACCTACTCGATTAAGACCTTTAGATTCTTCGAGATTTAAAGTTACTGTACAAGTATTACTTTCGTTTTCACCATCATACGACGCTGTAGCTGAAGGAGCTGCTACAGAAAGACTATCAGCTGTACTTGTAGTTTTCCAAAATCCTGTTAATGTGTTACCATTGCTACCATCTCCTATATCAACTTCAGCTCCAGCTACTGAATTATATGTTGCCCATCCATGCTCTCCACCTTCAAGTAAATCAAATTCTTTCAATAAGAACCATTCATCTGATGTATATTGTTTAGTATATAATTTTAATCCAGTAATTCTTTCATCTAATAATGGATGTCCATCTGCTTCTACTATAGATGAGTCATCTAAATCTGGATGAGTAATATATAATTGAACATTTAATATTTCTTCGTTTATATTTAAAGCAGAATCTTTTATAACATATACAGGTGCATCGTCAAGATGTGTTACTTTATCACTACCTAAATAACCTCTTGTTACAGTTAATGTATTTGTAGATATATTAGTAACTTTCATTTTTTCAGCATCAACTAATATAATGTCATTTACAACAAAATCATCCCCATCATCTACATCAATACCAGTTTCAGAATTATCTAAAGCTTCAGCTAATAAAGAACCAGAATAAATATGATTCTTTACAGTAGATATTGGACCTTCTTGACCTCCTTCATATACTGGAGTTAATCCTATAAAATAAGAACCATTCCAAAACCCTACATCTTTTTCAGTTGTAGTATACCAATAAGCTACAATAATTTTGTTAGATTGGCTTATTTGAGAAGCTGAAGGTGAACTTGTTTCAGCGTCATATAAACCAAGTTCAATTCCTAATTCATCTAATGACCTAATGTGTTGTGTATTGTTATACCACTTAGCGTTCTCATAAACAGATATACCATCTGAAGTTTGAAATAATTTATTATTTAAATAATTATACCATTGATTCATATTTACAATATAAATAGTAAAATTATCATTGTGTTGGACAATTTTTGTACCAAAGACACCTCTTATAACAGTTAAATCATGAGTAGATTTAGATTTAACATATAATATTTCATCTTCTATCCTTAAATAATTACCAACAATAAAATGAGCTCCATTATCTACAGTTAATATTCTATCAGTAGATAAAAAGTGGCTACCCATATTTATAAGAGAACCAGAAGCGTAAGATTTAAATTCACCATCAGAAATTCTTACAGAACCATCTACAGAAAAGAAACAAGGTCTAGCTGAGCCTGATGTTGTTTTACCTTTAAATTGTATTGGGCCTTGGTCTGTATCTTCCCATGCATCAGTCCAATTATCATGGTCAAGACTGTATATAAAAACACTTGGTCCAACAGATGATGTGCCTGCTGAATCATCATACAGACAAAGATAACTATCTCCATCTTCAGCTACATATGCAGCCGCATCTGAATAAGCATATCTACCTTCAGCTCCTTGTCTATCATGATTAAAAGAGAATAATCCACTACCACTTACTTGACTAGGAGTTACGCTTCCATATGCTTGAGGATTTATTACAGGTGCTGTTGTATGAGCAACATTACTACCAGAAAGTCTTACACGACCAACCTCATCTACCATTGCATTGATAGATTCAGTTACTTCTTTGTCATCAACATCCCTAGGGTCAGAACTATTATTTAGTCCACCATGGAAATTATTTATTTTATAGACTCTCTTAGGCATAACTCAAAAAGCATATTACTACTTGCCTTTAAAAACGCCTTCTAAAACGTCTGTTACAACATCTACGACTTTTTCAAAGAATATTTGTTCTTTATCTTCTGATACAAATGGTATGTCAATTCGTTTATTGATTGCACTAGCAATCTTCTCTGTCATTTCATCAGAACCAAGATGATTAACAGCTTCTTCTCTCATTTTATCTGCTTGAGCTTCGGCTAGTTCAACTAGCATTTTCTTTAAGTCCATTTATGACTCCTTCATTTTCTTTGCTTTTAATATTAAATAGTATATATTGATTGCAAACATTACGCACATCAATATACCTGATATTAAATCTGTGTAATACACAAGACCTAAACTTGTACTAATTCCACTAACCTTTAGACTGTCCATTTCTTAACCCTGATATTTCATCTCTTAATTTAGACATTTTTTCATTATGCTCAATCTTCATTTCTAAAGCTGTTACTCTTAATTCCATTTGATACCATCCCCAAGCAATCGCTCCAATGACGCTAATAATATTAAAAATAAATTTTGCATCTAGTTTAATGCCGCCCATTGATTCTGCTCATAGAGCCTTTTAATTCTGATACTTGGTTGTCAAGGTCATTGATTTCTTTAGTAATAGCATCAAACTTTCTATCCAGTTTATCATCACTAGAGTTCCATCTTCCAATTAACTTAATAATCATTCCTTCCATATTTTCTAAAGTTTCACTCTGACCTTTATTTTCAATTTTTAAACTTTCTAATGTTTCTTGTTGCTGTGCTGATTTATTAGAAAGAGATACTACTAAATATACAAACATTGCACCAACAACGCCTATCATTCCAGCTTCGCCATATAATGCCATAAAATCCATTACTTCTTCTTCTTTTTAGTTAATTTTTGATACCATTTTAATTCTTCTTCCATTTCTTCATATCTTGCTTTCTCTTCTACAATATGTTTTTCAACAAGCTCTGTAATCGTTGTATTAGCATCAGACATCTTTCGTTCTAATTCTGTAATTCTTTGAAGAACTGAATAATATGAGTACACAAGCCCAGCAATAACAACGGCTGATTGAAGTAACCATTTAATGTTAATTGATATAATAGCGTTATCATCTACTACCGCACCTCTGTAACTTCTAGCCATCTTAGGTTTATCACTCACTTAACCTCCCAGCCACAAACTGACCATCCAGAATCACACCCTGTCAATATAAATATAATTAACATCAATATTATAACTTGTGCTAGTTTCATATTCCCTTTTTATTTTTATTTTCATAATACCATCCACCATGCTATTGCAGTTTCAACGAATAAATCTGAAGCTGTGTTATAGGCCCAATTCTTTTTAGAACCATAGGGCCTCCAATCTTCAATTATCCATTCAAAGACCTCCCACAGTACTCCAATGATAAATACTGCAAATACACACCAAAAATCACTCCAATGTAACCATTGAAATATCTTACATAAAAATGCACCAGCAGCTAAATGATAAGATGTCCAACTATCTAATTGACCTGTTCTCTGTTGCCATGCTACTAATTTTGCTATAGGATTATCCATTATTGAACCGCCGCTGATTGTTTAATACCTTGGCCTGGGTTAAACCAACTTCTAGTTTGAATATATGGTCTTCCAAGAATTTCTACCATAGGTTGACCTTCGTGTTGTTTATCTTCTTTCTTTTTAAGTAATTCAGAATACAATAAGTCTAAATGCCTAACTAAATGAGTTAATTCAGGAATACTAACAACAAGTTTTTTTTCTTGTTTATGTTCTTTAATTTGATTTTGAGAACGATATGCTTCTTGTAATGTCATAATTTTAAATGTTTAGATACTTCTTCAGTACCTTTGTATTGAAGAACTATCCTTGATAATAATTCCGATTTAGTTTCACTAGAACCATAAGAGATTCCACGCTTGTCATAAAAATCTTGTATTTCTGCTTTCGTATTTGCGTCAGTAGGATAATCAGATTGACTTGTAGCCACACCATTTATTATATGATGTTTTCCCACCATTAACCTACCATGACCGTTATCATATTTTTTAGCACATTCGTCTACATAAAATTCTTCAATAACTTTAAAACTATTAGACTTTTTAACAACTTCACCATCTACATCTACAAAATATGTATATGACGAAGGATAAGTCAGAGTTTCCTTAGTTCCATCTGGATATGTTTTTACTCTGGTTGCATTAGGCGTTGTATTTCTATGAATCCTAATTCGATAACCCTGACTACTCCTTCTTACAATCATTTCTTATTATATCCTTCCCATATAACTAAATATGTGAATAGTGCGGATGCAATAAGTATCATTGATATTAACATCATGCTTCTACTTCAGCCTCAATAACTTCAGGTTCTAAAGCTTTCTTAAGCTCTGCTAAACCTTTTTGAAACTTGTCTACAAATGCCTTTTCACATTCAACTAATTGTTGTCGCATGAAAGCATTCGTATTCAGCTTGTTTTGTATATCCCTTACATGGTCTTGGTCTAATGCAACCTGACCTGCAAGTTCTTTTTGTGAATCAGTCATATCCTCGATGATGTATTCTTCTCCATCAAGATTCAAGACTGGCTTTTCTTTTTTGTCTTTAGCCATTATTGACTCCTTGTTAGTTAATTATTCTGGTAACTTTTCTATAGTTTTTTGTTTATCAGCCCACGCTTTCTTCACATCGTCATTCCATAAACTATTTGCCAATGCTTTCAACTCATCAGATTCACCACTAATATCTGCATCTGGTGCAAATGATTTTCTGAGATAAGAAAACGATATTTCCTTTCCATCTTCTACGATTGCAGTTCTTTGCCTTTGCTGAATTATCTTATGTTCAGTACGAACTTCGTAATCGTATGTTATTTTTTTCTCTAAAGCCATTTTTAACTCCTTATTTGTTCCACTTAATTATCCAATTAAGATTTAAATACTTACTGTATAGGTTATGCCAAATGCAACTAACGTGTCTGTATCAAATTTTGCACCAAGAGCCGTTACCCCACCTGCTAAACCACCACCTTCTCTTATTAAAAAACCAGTACTGGGAGCGACCTCTAATGCAACCATTCCAGTAATATCTGATGATGGGTTATATAGAATAACAGAACCACTATTCAAATCAGCAGATTCCGAATCAGAAGCTGGAGTAAAAGGTAAGTTAGTTATGTATATTTGACCACTTGGAGAACTTATTGCCGAAACTCCAATTCTTCCCCCAACGTGAACAATGCTTCCAACTTTTTTATACCAAGCATTATTATTACTTGAGTCTGCTGTAACGCTTCCACTAGCAGTTGTAAAAGTTGGATTCCAAGTGCCTTCCTCATAATCATCTAATGTGTTTGGATCGGAACTTGCATTTTGACTAGTTGGGAAACCTATTTGACCTTGAGGCAAATATAATCTACCACTACCAATTCTAACAGTTTCTGTTAAAGTATCATTACTCATTGCATAAATTGATAACTGACTATCTGTAGAACTTGCATTGTTATCAGTAACTGTGTTTAGAATACGATTCATAATTAATTGAGTACCACCAGCATCTTTTGCAGAAAAATCTATAAGTCCAAAGGTATCGTCATTAGAACTTGAACTGGTATCAGTCATTCTTAATTGAGGCCCTCCAGTTCCATCTGCTTCTAAACTTAAAACGTCATTACTTGCTTTGATGTTTGTTGCAAACCCTGTGATTGTTGGCGAACCTATTCTCGCACCACCAGCGTGAACTGTAGCACCGCTATCTTGTGCCATATATACTTCAGTTACAGATGTATTACCAAGTGTTACTGAGTTATTTCCTTGACCTACTGCTAACGCACCTACTACTGTTTGATTAGTTGCACCAGCCGCTGAACCAGTTGCTTCATTTCCAATATAAGTATTATTGTCTCCAGTTGTTAAATCATTAGAGCCACTATTACCAGCATTTGCTCCTACAAGGACATTTCCTGTACCTGTAGTTACGTCATATCCGCTTTGCTTTCCAACTGCCGTATTTGAGCCGTGGTCATCTGTATCTGGGTCAAGTGAATACAATGATTGATAACCCATAGCGGTATTTGAATCACCAACATTCATAGCATTGTACATAGACTGGTGTCCAACTGAAGTATTATGCTTTCCTGTTGTAGCTTGTTTCATAACTTCAAAACCTAAGCCAACATTACCAGCTCCAGTAGTTAGATTGTTCATTGCCGCATATCCAATAGCGATACTTCCATCACTATTAGCATCATTATTTGCGTTCATTGCCGCATATCCGATAGCTATACAATTATCTGCATCTTGAGAAGAGGACAGGGCTAATCTGCCTATCGCAACATTTTTATTACCAGTTAATAAAGCATCTGCGGCTTGTGTGCCAAGAATAGTATTATCTACACCTGTGGTAAGAGCATAACCAGCGTTTTTTCCGAATATGCTATTGTTAGCCGCCGCACCTTCTAAGTTAGCACCAGCAGACCAACCAACAGCAGTATTAGCATCTCCAGTTATAGCAGTAGATGAATTTCCACCTAATGTTTTTTCACCTACTCCGACATTGTCCGCACCTGTAGTTACGTTTAAACCACTTGAATATCCGATTGCCAAATTGCCCGAACCAGATGTCATCTGCAAAAGAGCTTTATATCCTATAGC